CAATCCCGATGTGGCTCCAGTTGCGGTGCTAAAACTAACAACTTGTGGTGTGCTACGATCCAGTCTATCAATGTCTTCTAATAGATCACGCACTTGTTCATAGGGCAACATGGCTGGCAATGTCAAGGTCAATTTCCATGGATTGCGAGTAACAGTTTCATTGATCTTGGCCACTTCACTGCGAGTATATTGTATACCCATGACACGGCGACGATTGATGTCTAATGTTTCTGCTAGGTTAATTATTGATTGAAATCCTGTGCTCATTATCTATTCCTCATTGGCAATTCACGGCGTGCTTGCTCTGTCATACCAAACATGGTTAATCTATTTTCATAGAACATCTGTGCCACCGATTTACTATCTATGGCATTGATGTTGTAGTTGTGTGTAATGTATTGGTCACCACTGCCACCACTCATAACACTGCTTAATTGGCTGTTAGGTATTACAGTTCGGCCACCCACTCCTGTGATAATTTCAGGACCTTTTTCACCTACTAGAACTGGTTGGTTATTGGGAACAACACCACCTTCAGCAAATCCTAAAAAACTGGCAATGCCCGCAAGACTAAAACCAGTGCTAGCACCTGCGGCTTTGAAAACATTAGCAGCCGCTGCCTTTAATGCTATTAATTCTAAATCTTGAATAACACTTTTGGCAAAATCACTAAAATTCATCTTACCTGTTTTAACAAAATTGCTTAACATTGAATCCATGTTATTGGTCACAGCATTAAACACATCTTTGGCCTGTGTGGCAGCATTGGTGGCATTTTCAACATAACTTCTAAATGCTTCTTCAAAACCCACATTAAAATCTCGAGATTTTTCTGTAAGTTCTTTTTGTTTATCAATGATAGGTTGATATTTTTCTCGCATATCATCTAAAACTTTATTAATTTCTTCTTGACTTAATTTTTGATTTTTGATCTGTTCAATATTTTTAATTAAGGCTTCACTTTCAATATCACGTTTTTTATAAATTGATTCTATGGCCTTTTCATCCGAAGTCATGGTTAATTCGGCTATTTTTTCCTGTAGGGTAATTAATTCTTTACTGGCCTTTAGATCTTCTTCAGAAAATAATTTGTTAATTTCGTGAACTTCTTTATCTAACTCTAATTGTCTTGCCACTGCGGCAGCTCGTTGTGCCTGTAGATCTCTGGCTTTTTCTAATATTGGAATTTGAGCAGCCAATGTGCCCACAGTTTTAGATTCCTCGCTTTCTGGACGAGCCATTCTAGCACTTTTTAATTTGGCATTTACTTCATCAATCTTTTTAGCATAATCATCATTGACCTTAGTGGCTGCTTCAATGGCTTTTTGTTCAGCCTTACTTTTTTCGATATTTTGATCTTGAACTGCCATTTTGGCAATCATGCGTCTTTGATTTTCGATAAAATTCAAAGTATTTTCGCGAATAGCCGCATTAAGTCTAGCATAGGCCGTATAGACTTCATTTTGACCACGACTGGCCTCCATGGTCTTTTTGGTAGTTTCTTCTTGTGCGGCAGCGGCTGCTCTATTTGTTTCAACATTTTCTTTTAAAGCAGAATCCATTAATTTTTGGACTCCAAAAAATGTAACCAAGGCTACAACAGCTTTGGCAATAATATTCAATAATGCCCCGATGCCAGTGGCATTCATAGCCAATGTTTCTGCTATAGATAGGGCTTTCAATGCCTGAATAGTATCATAAATTAAAACAATTAATTTACCAAAACTGCCAACCAAACCTAAAACCCAACCAGCCATACCCACTGCTATTACAGCTCCAAGAACTGGGATTATTGCTCTAAATCCATTAGCAACTTCATCCACTGTTATATAAAATTTAGCAAATGTGGCCAGCATGGGTTCAAATGCTTCCAAGAAACCTAATTTAAGTTCCTGTTGAAGCATGATTAATTTTTTATAGGCTTCATTACCCGCATAGGTCGCACCCATTAAGGCATCTTGATCTTCTATAACACCTCTAATGCCTGCTCCAAATCCTATCATACCATCGGCAATATCTTTTAATGGAATGCCACGGAAAGCACGGCTTAATAATTCAACTTCAATACGACTGCGTTCGGCATTTTCTGGCATTGATGCCAAGGCTGCGATGGTCTTTTCAAATATTTCTTTATCAGTTAGATTCTTAAGATCCTGTAGACTAATGCCCAATCTTTCAAAAGCCACTTGCTGTTGTAGACCACCTTGACGAGCTTGATCCAATTTTTGATAAAACATTTCAATGCCCACAGCGGCAGCACGAGTGGATCCGCCTGCGGCAACAACAGCAGTTTGAAATTTTTCAAATTCAGGAACAGTAAACCCCACAGCACGAGCAGTTTGTTCAATGCTGACAGCAAAATCAATGGCTGATTTGGCAAAACTTACACCAACCAAACTTAACAATATATTTTTTAATGAGTTTAGACCTGATTCTAAATCACTGACTCCAGAACGGCTGTTGGTAAACTTTTCCATTTCAGCAGTGCTATTATTAATGCTGGCTTGAAGACCATTAAAACTAGTTTGTAATTTACTAATTTGTTGAGCCACATCATTGAAAACCTTTTGCGCAGTGGAGCCAAAGGTGTTAATACTGTTATTAACTTTTTGTAACCCGGCTTGAAATTGACTGTCGTCCAGCGTTAGTGAAATGCTTATATCAGCCATTGTCTAGTGTCCTTATTTCTTATTGCCAATCTGTTTGGCTGTTTTTATAATTAAATCTCGAGCAAATTCCACGGTGGGTTTGGTCATACCTTCTGGAGCTTGTTCGCTACCACGCATTTGGCCATCTCTAAATCCACGACCAGCATCTAAAACAAAAGCATAGGGGTAATCTGCTTCTACAGTATTTCTATTTTTTAATGAAGTATTGTGTCTAGCATTACCACCATTAAATGGAGCGATTGGCGTATTTTTTACATATTCAGTATAAATGGCAGGCATAGATTGATCTACAATTTTTTGTAGGTTTTTGATTTTTAAATTTAATTGACTTTTATCAAATTTAATTTCTATACTATTTGCCATTTTGCTTTTCCTTAAATGTTGATAATACATCCTTAAGATCTTCTTGCCGATATTCAGGAATACGACCTTGAGATCTATCTGATCGATATTTCTCAAAACTTAATGACACATCCAAGACCATGATATCCAAGGTTGTGGCACGTTTTAACACCTCACTGGGCAAGAGTCCATACCTCTCACCCAATCTATCTAAAGTAACAGCAGTATAGACTTCAGGCGACTTTTCATCAAAGTCGCTGCCTGTTACTTTCCCAATTGTGTAACTAACTTACTAAATGCCGCAACTAGAACATTACTGGGTAACATATAACCATCTGTAATCACAGGAGTGGCATCTTCATCTAAAATCATATCCTTCATGATTTGACCCATAGTGGTAATATCTTGTGTGCCACTGGCAGCAAACTTTAAGAAAGTTTCCATGGGTTGACGATCATAGACGTAAAAGTCCAAAGGCTCACCATATTTTTCCACGATTTCTTCATCGTCAATGGTAAGTTTGATTAATTCCGCTTGTTTTGCTAATGCTTTTAGTTTCATATCTTTATATCTCCCGTTTTAGATAATGTATTAGGGCCAATGCGAATATATATCTGCCTTCAGCCTTATCTAAATCGCCCTGTGCGTGGCGTAGTTCATTTAATCCTTTGGCCAACTCTGCTTCCAAACTTTGTAGCAGTTCAGCCTTGGTGTGATCTTCAAATTTCATATCCGCATATCCCTATAAGTTATATTTATTCATTCAAAAAAAAAGGGGCAAGTTATCGCCCCCTTTAGTGATCCAACTAATCTTATGAATTAAGCTGTGCCAGTGTTGTAGATACCATCCACTTCAATAATTAGAGGTGTGATATAAACAGGTTGATCTGGGTTCACTTTTGGTGCTAGACCAGAAAGGAATCCTGAACCACTAACTTGGTTAGTGCTAGCACCACCCCAATAGTATTGGAAGTAGACCTTGGTTTTGTTGTTGCTTAGACCAAACACGCCCTGGGTGGCAGCAGTAGACAAATAATTTGTAGTTGTGCTACCATAGCCTGAGCCATAGAATGATGTGTCATCAACAACCAACTGTAGGTTGATGCTGTTTGTTGCTGGAGTAACTGCGACCTTTTGGCCTGGGTTATCCAACTGCTTCCAACGGAATACACCGTTGTTGTTTGTGATAGTTACATCTTGTAGTGCTGGAATCGCTAACACACCAGTTGCTGTGGTGCTAGTAATAGTTGCTGTAGAGATGTATAAACTAACAAACTGACCTGGACTGCTAACATTAATGTTTGCCATTTCTTTTTCCTTTTGTTAAATTACTTGTAATCTAGATAGATCAAATGTGATGCGATAGCGTTGACTATTCTTCACATACTGTTGTTGTATGGCATGTTCTCGAAGATAATATCCATACTGCTTAAAAAGCGGGTCATCAATGAATACAGTGAATATTGCCAACATGTTCTCCACGTAGGGATTATCTTGTTGAGTCACTAGATACATTTCCACTCGATCTTTAACGGTATACACATGACTGCCGGGTGTTAGCCCATTGCCATTTTGTATTCTTTCTGCTTGATACACTTCAGCCACATAGATGCCTTCACTGATAACATTCTCGTTGGCGGGAAAGTTAAAGAAGACTTCTAAGTATTGGGTGCCAGTGGTCGTTTGACAATAATTTGTCAAAGTGTTCTGGACCTGTGCTTGAGTGAATAAAGGCATTAGAAATATCTCCTATCACCTTCAAAGAAGTTGACATCAGCCAACCAACTTTGTTGATAAGTGCCAATAACAGGATGACTGGGATTAGTAACCATGGTATTCATCAAATCATAGTAATATGATTCTTGAATAGCCTTCTCCCATTCTTCCTCAAAACGTCTGCGAGCGAAGTCATAGTTTTTAGCATCCTTTTCATTGATGTTGGAATTATCTGTGACCAAGGTCTGATAGAATATTTCCACAGCCTTGAATACTTCTAACCTAATCAATGTTTGGTTTTGCTTGACTAATTGTGCGGGATTGAATGCTGTGACAGTTACTCCAGAAATGGGGTCACTTTTATAATAGAAAGCACCTAGAGTGCGTTCTACGTAGAGTGGCCACCATCCGAATTCAAACATGTTCAACATTTCAATTGACGCTTTGGGGAAATAAACAGCAGATAGTTCATAGTCCTGATCACTTCCACCACCACTAGGATTACCAGTTGGATAGACCTGTTGTAGACGACGGTAAGCCGCACGGTCATAAAACGCCACATCACTGGGTTGTGCCAAGGATATGCGATTTACTCCACCAGGTTGTAGGGTAGTGTCAGTATATGCTAAAAAACTTGCTATTGCCATATTTTTTCTCCTAGACGGGCATCATCGATGCCCTCATCCTTAAGCAATGTTAATTGCGATACCACGAGCTTGGTCAACAACACCGGCACCAAAGTAGCCAAGTCCTGTGATCCAAGTTTGTAAGCCACCGTCCTTGTCACCCATAGAGATGTCAAGACCTTTAACCATAACTGTTGTAATAGCTTGAGGACCGATAGCTGCACCAACTGAACTAGCTGTAACGCTGGTTCCGTCAATGAAACGACTAGCGACACTAGCTTGTAGGAATGTTGTGAAAATCACAGTGCATCCATACAAGTTGCGTAGCATACCAGTGGCCAATAGCTCATCACCAAGTGCTGTTAAACCAGCATTGATGCTTGTGCCGCCTTGGCTACCAGGAGCATAAACTGCGCCACCTGTTAGTTCGCTCAACAAACGTTGTTCTTCGTTAGGACCAAGAATAACTGTTGGACGTCCAGGGTTACGTGATTTTCTCCATGCCTTGATCACGTTACGAACCATGCCAGCCACTGTGTTAGCTGTGTAGTCACTGTATGTGATTGTGGCAGTAGAACCTTCTGCGATTAGACCTTGTGCCGCGTTGGCTTGAATACGAGCAAAACCGTCTGTGACTGGAGTGCTGGAAACACTGTAGTAAGCCACTGTTTGTGTATTAGCAAAACCAGCTAGGCTTGTGTCACCAGAACTTACTACGCTAGGATTGCCAACAAATGCGCCAGTGATACGTTGGTCAACTTTTTCAGCAAAGCTCATGCCTAGTTCTGTGCCTAGGTTAGCTGCCAAGTCGAAAGCAGTTGTCCATCCCAAGAACTTACTGAATGCTGTCATGGCCACAGCAGGAGTTGCTACAACTTCCTTAGCAGTGATCTGAGCAGTTTGTTCAATACTGGTTAGAGTAGAATAAGTTGGGTTTGTGTTGCTGTCCACGTAGTCACCATAACTGATAGGTGCCATGTGTGGAACTTTGTAGGTATTACCTTGGTTAGGCATTACCACGTTGGTCATGTTAACTAGACCTTGTGATTCGTGTAGAACCTGAATTGCGCTGTTCTGGATAGTTTTTTCAAATGCGTTTGATTCACCAGAACTTCCGCCGATAAAATAAGCCATTTAAGTCTCCTTTAATTTATACTATGGGCTTGTTCATTGAAACGCTCATATGCTTAAGACTACGGCCGCCTATGCCCATGCTTTCTTTCCACTTTTTCCAACCTTCTGGATCAGTGGCAGCATCAGGAATATCATTAGGATCACGCAATACACCTTGACCGAAACGGGTTCCAGTGCCTGTGCGTCCTTCGTCTGCCGCTAGTTTGGGGCGAGATTTCAATATGTCACCTGCTAATTGGTCCAATGTGTAGGGATTGCCTTTGCTATCCAAACGCACAGCACCATTAGCACCTTTTACATAGAAGTTGCCAGACTCATCATAATCAATGTTTGATTCAAATAGGTTGGTTGCGATATCCAACATATTAGGATCAAATCCTGCCTTAATAGCAGTTTCTTTGATTTGACTTTGTAGTGTAGTTTGACGAACAGCACGGTCTTTTTGTTCCAATTGTCCTTGTAGACCTTGGATCATTTGACGTAGTTCTGCCATCTCACTTGACACTTTACCTGACTTTGCTTCTTTGGGCGAATCGGAGCCACCGGATTTTTGTCCTTGTGTTAGACTTTCAATGAATTTGACAGCGTCTTTGGGTTTAGCAAAATCGACGCCAGCAACTTTACTGAGTGCCTGAAGGACTTCCATTTGACCTGATTTACGAATAGCACCTAAATTAGGCACATCATGTTCAACTGGAGTTTGATCACTCAAAATGGCATTATTACCCTGTTGAGCGTTCTGGTTTTGACTGTTCGGAGTCACCGCATTTGATGTTCTATCCATCTTAATTTTTCCTTTAGAGTTTAAGGGCGTCAAGCCCGGTGATCTAGTTTAACGTGGCCAGATCAACCACGATAGAATTTTTATCTACCCACGCCCAACATGATCAATTGACGTGCTAAGGGGTCGTTGGTCGTAACACCCTTGTCCTGTATTTCACTATCAAAGATATCATCACTTTCAGTTTCTTTGACCATCCGATCTTGGTTATCACCACTGGCTGACCAGTCTGCGGCATTGGTTTGTGGAGTTTCCACACTTTGACCAATCAAGGCCAAATACTTGGCCGTTTCTTCAGGTGGTGTAATTAGTTTGATCACTTCTTTGTCAATAATGTCTCGAACCACTGGGTTGGTGCCACTCAATGTTTGTGCTGTTTGAAGCAGGGCCATCTTGAACTGTAGATCCTTGTCTTCGTAATCTGTGTTATAGATAATGTCGCCAACCCAACGACTGTCCATGAACATGGCAGCCATTTTTAATATGTTTTGTTCTGCGGCTTCCATACGGCGAGCACGTTGGCTGGCCTTACGGTGTAGGGCACGACGTTCTTCAATAATGGAGATACCGCTTTGTGTTTGTCCACGATAGGTTCTAATTGATCCACGTCCCAATAATCCGTCCATACGGTCAATGATTGAGGCCTGTTGTTCACGGATCTGTGCGATATCTTGGACTGGTATGCCAATAGCTTCTAATTGGTCCTTGTCAGCACGAACAATACCGCCACCACCAGCTGGCACACGAACTCCTGCTGCCGCACGAATTAGGGGTTTGCTGAAACGCACTGAATCATAGGCTTCACATTCTAACTTGAACATTTCACGCTGAACATCAGCGGCTTCCTGTAGATCACTTACACCAAGGTCACTGCGACGTTGATCCTGACGTGCCATGATTTGAACCACAGGGATTGGCATGCCCATGGGCAGAGTAAATGTTTCAAGAGGTTCAATGAGATTGTCATCGTTCATCATTTGTTCTTGTTCTACCAAATAGCGTTCGCATAGGGTAGGATTCTTGGCATCACCAGCATACCATATTTTGTAAATGGTCTTGTTGGCATCTTGATATTCAATGACCTTTAGGTATTCAAAGAAGTCTTGACCATACTGTGTCCATATGCGCCAGTCAATCACATGTTCTGCTGATGCTAGGCTAATATAGGGACGATTACCTGGACTGGGGTCTTCAGGTAAGTCCACAAAGGCCCAGCACCATCCTTCAATGCCGGCCATTGAGGCGGCCTGTTCCATTACTGCGCTTAGACTGTCACCATTTAGGTTGGCATTACGCACAAAGTCTTCATACCAATCAGGTATGCCAATGTCCGCAGTGGAGAATTTGTTTAGGAAACTGGGATGGCGAACGGGTTCTTCTTCATAGACTACGTCTACGATCTCGTCCACAATGGCCTTACACACAGGCATTACTGCTACGTTTAATAATTTGTCACGGAATAATGCCGCATCTTCACTGGGACGCTTGACCAAGACTAGATTTTTAAATGCTGGACCACCTTCATAACTGGCACGATAGGCAGTCATCTGTGGAGCGATGGTTCGCATTAAATCACTTGATGCGGTGAGTTGACGGACGTTTATAGCCATTCTTGATTCCTAGGAAATTTGTTATAACGATGTATTTAGCGACTTCAGGCGTTTTGGCTATATATCAGGATGTTTAGCCCCATGATTCATCAGAAAACGTATCTTCAAATCTAGTCTTGATCAAATGGTCAATGGTAGGCACACCATCCCTTGTCTTGGGCGTATTGCTTTCAGTCAAGTATTCAAAGCCTGGTTCCAAATCATAACGCTCCATACCATCCAAATATTCTGCGGCACCTGTGTGATCATGAACCATGGGGAATAGGTGGTGAATGCCATAACGTATACAGTCGCCTAGGCCGTCAATGTGTGCGTATTTGGCATCACTATACTTGACCAACTTCTTACGACTACCATCTTCATAGTGGTAGGTTTCTAGTGCGTCCAATAACTTGCTTTCACCTTGCCATATGGTTAGCCGTCCTTGACTGATAAAGGCATTGGCACTGTTGTCACTATCACTTACCAAAGGATTACTGTTTCTAGTATTGATGATACGGAATCCATATTTTTCAAGAATAGTTTTATCAGTAACACCAAACTGACTGGTGGTATCACGATTGACCTGTGCTCCACTCATGTCCATGATACTTTGAATGGTTCTTGTGGGAAAGTCATAGCGTATGGCCTGTGCCAGTTGTTCTGTAGAGCAGTCGGGAATGGCATAACTCTTTAACACTTCAATACGACCATGCGGACTGCGAATATCACCTATAACCTGTGCCACCACTGCGGTCATCACACGCTTGTTAAAGTCATGGAAAGTATATAGTTCACGCTGACGATCTCTAGGCTGTTCCTCCACTGCCATGGTTCTACGCCAACTATAATAAAACTGATCCTCTACACTGCCCCAATCACATTCCAAGTCCTTGGCAAACTTGAGCGGGCTCAATAGTTGTCGTTGTTCTTCCACCCAACTTCGAGGTTGAACACGCATCTGTTCCCAAGTCTTGTGTATGACCGCCCACGTATCAGGTCGACTTAGGGCAAATTGATAGAGATCATAGAAAGCGTTTTTACCTTCTGGAGTGGATATTAGAATCATCCTACCTTGACTATCTACTTGTCCTGGTATGGGTCTAGTTCTGTTAGATAACTCTTGTATGGCTTCTTGACTGAATTCAGCCGCTTCATCAGCAATAATAAGGCTGGCATTAATACCTTTGAGGCCGGTTTCTGCCGATAAACAGAAGATTCTGACACCGTTAGGAAAAGTAATTGTCTTACTACTATTGTTAATATCTTGTTCATCTTTAAGCCCCCACATGTTGATACAGCGTTGTTTAAGGTCTTTCCATATAATACGGGTGACCATGGGTGCTGTGGGTGCGATGTATAATATATCACGGCCTTTGTGTATACTGGGTGTAGTTGCGGCAATACACAACATCCAACTGGCCAAAAAACTCTTACCACTACCAATAGGCAGGACCAAACAAGCGTTCTTATCGCTCATCATGGCATCCCAAACTTCTTTTTGTCCGCCGAACAAGGTCAACTTATGGACATTAGTCATCAAGTTCTTGTGTGTTGATCAATATGGTAGGGGCAATGCTTACGCCACCACTGGTAATGTCCACTTTATCAGCCACTACCTTGTTTAGAATGAGGTGGTCATACTTTTGAACAAGGTGTCGATCATCGCCATAAAGTGCTTGTTGGTAGTTCAAGGCCAGTTGGACAGGATAACTAATGCCTAAAGTATTTTCCAAGGCTTCTAAGATTTTTTGGCCACTTAATTTATTGATACTGCCAGCAGGTCTTCCCGCACCTACTCTAACTCCACCATGCTCGCCACTAGTCAATATAACTTGATTGTTTTTTTCCATATTGTATTTAATGGTTTCAAAAAAAATCCCACAATTAGTGGGAATAAAAACTCCAAATGGGACGTCCCTGAACCAAACGAGTTTTTTCTAATATCAAGGCCGACGATAAACCCAAGTGCCTGGTGGCACTATGGTTCTTTCAGGTATAAGTTCATCCACTGCCTGTGCCACGCCCGTCCATGGATAGTCATCACCTGCTAGTATACAGCCTCGCTTGACCTTGGGCAACCATGCTAGAATATCATTCTTTACATTCACATAGTCATGTGCCGCATCAATCAATACAAAGTCCAAACTTAGATCTTCATATAGGGCTGCGGCCTCCCTGCTGGTCATTCTCAAGGCACGATAGTGGCCTTCCACTGGTTTCATGTTGTCTAGGAAATGTTCATATAGGGTGCCTTGTGCCATATAGGGATCATATTCATGTTCATCACTGCCTAACCATGTGTCCACTACATCAAACTTCACATGGTGTTTGCCTCGATTGATCAATTCCACTGCCATATAGGCCGCTGAACAGCCTTTCCATGCTCCCACTTCCACTATGTGTGCACCATCTGGTATAGACTCTGCTATATCGTGGTATACTGATCTAAAGTTAAACCAGCCCTGTATTCGGTGAAAAAAATGATCCATTATCTGCGCCTTGTTCTAGTAATTCGTGAGTGTGGTTGTGGACTTGTTGGTGGTTCTGCCACAATGTCGGGTGTTTCTTGAACTCCTTGGTCATATCTACGACGTGCTTGTAGATGTGTGGTCAACATATTACAACGTGCGTCTAATAATTTTGCCATCATGGGACTATTCATTTTGACCCAATAGCCAGGCTTGTCAAAATCTCTTATACAGTCAGGATTATTGTCCAAATCTATTAGGCGTATTTCACGCATATACAGTTCATCATTCTCGCAATAAGCATAACCTGGTCGATCAAAATAAGTCATTGTAGGGGTTCCTTGAGTTTTTTCACCATGACAGCGTCCCATGACTGATAGATTAACACAGCCTGTGCTGAGTCGGGTTCTGATAATATGTCATCATAAGGCATGTTGGATATGTCATAGGGCAATTTTATGGCATTGAGCAGTCTCTTGGGCAGAATAAATGCCCAATCATCAAATTCATCTAACTGCTCTAACACACGGCGAATGTCATAGATAGTGGTTAGTTTATTGTGTAGGTTCAACACAAAGTCTTGGTATAGGTTTGAACGTGGTGGTATCTTCATTGCTTTATTATCTCACTGTCTATGACACCAATGTTGTTGATGTCTTTCATGGGGTAATCGCCTTGGTCCAATATATAACGCATGACATTTAATCTGGCTAGATGTTTGTTATCACTACGCACTGTGATCCAA